TTGTAGTCGAGCCCGTTCTGGTTGACCGCAAACAACGTCGAGTTGCTGATGCTGTCGACGTTATCGAGATTTTGAATAGCCATGTTAGAGGAAGAGAAGCTGACCGTTGGGTTGTTGCTCGATGGGGGCGATGGACGGAACCGGTAAGAACGGCCAGTCCACGTCCTTGTTGCCAGCGCCAGAAGGCATCTGAGAAGGGTACTGTTGCTGCAAGACGTTGGCGCTCTGCATAAGGAGCGTCTGATAGCCCGAAATCGCCCCCAACTTGGTGTCCACAGACGGCGCCTTGCCGTACTGCGGAGCAATCCGCATCGCGAGATTCAAGATGATGGCCTCGTTCGCGGTAATCGGCACGTTCGTCTCGGTGTCCAAGTCCGCGTTCTCGGGCGAGTTGGTCAGTGGGTAGCCAATCTGGATGGCTTTCGCGTACCACTGCGCAACCATGGCGTCGAGCCGGCGCACCGCCGACTGAAGCTCTTCAGGCGTTAGGTCAAACACGTAAGACGCCAGTCCAAGTTCCTCAAAAGCGGCCTCAACAAACTGGCGTTTAGTGTATCCCATGCGTCATTTGCGCCTGCGGCGCGGTTTATCTTCTTCTTCTTCGTCTTCAGCCAACAAAACCGGCTCACCAGCAGCCTCAGGAAGGGGTGCAGCTTCGGATTTCGGCTCATTGACCACAATCTTGACCTTGGGCTCGTTCTTGAGCCTTACAGCGTCCTCCACGGCCTTGTTATAGACGTCCACCGCCTCTTCAACAGTCAAACTCCAGCCCAAGGAGAGGGCTTCATCGAGTTCTTCTTGGGATTCGACGCCGCAGTAGTCGTATGTGCCCCACCGCGCAGGGTTCTTCCCTGGCGAGCGGTACACCATTGCAGGAAACTCAATCATTTTTTCAGTTTTCCAACGGGTTTTCCAGCCGCTTGCTTCGCTTTGCGAGCCGTTGAGAGCGCGATTGCAATCGCTTGCTTCTGCGGTTTACCGGCCTTCATCTCCTTACCGATGTTGGAGGAGATTGTCTTCTGCGAATAACCCTTCTTGAGCGGCATAAGTTGCGTAAAGTTAAGGGGATGGCCCCGAAGGGCCACCCCCCGTGAGACTATACTACTGATTGAACAGCAGAATGCCACTCATTTCGGGTTGTTTGTTCACAACTCCGTAGAACGTGTCCACACGATACTTGGTCGTGAGGGTGTTCTGATCGAAACGCTTGGTCATTACGAGCTCCAGCCCTTGGTCGGTTGAACCGCGCATCACCGCAACGCCAGCGTTGTCGGGGAGCGAGTAGCGGCCAGGGAGGATTTCAATCGCGTCCTTGTGCCAGAAGCAGTTAACGCCAGCTGCCGTCGTGTTCATGAACGTGATAGCACTGTTCGCTGCCTTGACATTCACAACGCAGTTCTGGTTCTGCGCAGAAGCCGCGTTAGGAACCTGGTTGGATACGATGCCTGGACTAATCACCATCTGGGTCGCGTTAGTTACGCTGATAACGCGGAAGGTTTTAGGCTGACCGGTGTCGCCTTTGGTGATGTGATGCACAGCGTTTACACCAGCGATTGTGAACGCATCCCCAGCGGCAATGCCAGTCGTGCTGCTCACCGTCACCGTCTGAAAACGGTTATCCACGTTGAGGCGTTCAGAGGTCGTCGGGGTCGTGGTGATAGACTTTGGAATCTGGTAGTTCGCTGCAGAGTCGCGGGTGTCGATGGTGATGCCAACACCAGCAGCAGCAGGCAACCGCACCGCGTAGTCGAGCTTGTAGATGTCGAAGGACGCCACCATCCCAACGTACGCACGCTCATAAGCCTTGTCGGACTTCTGGTTCCCGAAGGAGCGCGAAGCCTTGGCAAGGTCGTTAGCGAGGCCGTTGTAGTCCCGCGTGTTGAGCGCGAGGTAACGGTCACCGTCCATGATGCCCTGCTCGTTGAAGATGGCCTCGCACTGGGCGACGTCATCAAACCCGCTCGAAGCACCAGCAGCGGTCGCGCGCCTTACCACCAGCGTGCCTTGATTGGCCGCGATGTTTAGCACCGACACGTTGATGTCAGAAGCGAGTTTCTGTTTCGCCGAGTCGCCAAGGCGTTGCTCTTGCAGAGCGTCACGAAGCTCTTGAGCGTTGAGCTCGAAAGCCACCGTGCGGGTCTGGTTGATGCTGGCGGGAACTGCCAGCTGGGTGTAGGAGGCGTAGCCACCACCAGGGAGTAATGAGATGTCCGTGCCAACCCCTGCATTCGACAACGAGGTCGCAATGTAGGGCTGCGGGCGCCAGATGACGTTGTTGGTGCGCTCCATCATCGTCTGATCCGTGTTGTAGATCGAGACGTTACGGGAGAGGACAAGCGCGTCGTTGAACCCCTCAAGGAGGTTTTCAAACGCTACGCGCTCTTCTTTATTGAACGAGTTAGCCATAGGTTACTTTTTTGACTGCAATTGACGTTTGTAGGCGATTACTTGCGTGTAGTCACCGGTGCGCTCGGCCTTTGCGCGTAGGTTGTCCAACACTTCGTCGGAACCACCGGTTGACCTAGCCCCGCCGGACGGTGGGGTCTTCTCTGGAGGAGGAGCAGTTTTCTTTGTCACCTTGAGTTGTGTTTCGAGTTTGGCCACCGCGAACGCGAACCTCACTGGGTCTTTTATCTCAGAGAGTTCTTTCGCTTTCTTGGGGTTTTTACCCAGCGCGTACACCAGCAATGCCGAGTTGTCTGAACCCTGCAACAGGATCCCTTGTTGAGTCGTGTTCAACACCTCTTGCACCGCAGATTCGGCATCTTCGTAGTCTCGAACCTTAAGCTCAGTCTTGGACTTCGCGTAGTTCTCAAGCTTCTTGTGCCACTCTGCTTGTTGGGCTTGCTGCTCTTCCTCGGCCTTGGCTTGGAGTTCAGTAGCTTTCCGTTTCCGGTCAAACCACTCTGCCAGCTTGGCCTCGTACTTCTCCGTGTCGTAATCAGCGCCTTCAAGTGTCGGCTTCGGCCCAGGGTCAACCGGATTGTTCTCAGTTGCCGATATTGCCTTCAGCTTCTCCTCTAGCTCCCGATTCTTGCGGTGCAGTTCCCGATTGGTTTTACGCACTTCACGCACCCATTCAGGTGCCTTCTCTGCGTCCTCTTTCTGGGTCGGCGAATCCCCGATACTGACGTCAATCTCTTCCGAAGAGTCCGCTACACCGTCTTTAGCTGGCTCCGAGGCCACCGGCGTACCGGTCTCCTCAGCCACAGCCTCCGCTACGGGAGCTTCCTCATCTTCCAAGACAACTTCAGCATCTACTGCCGTGTTGTTGTTCTCCATTTTTTCTTACTTAGTGGGCTTGTCCACTAAAATGTTTGCAAGGGTTCCACCAGCTTCTGCACATCGTCTTCGATGCGATCGGCCAGCTTCATCGCCTTGTCTTGGTCAATCTGACCAGCCTTTGCAATCGTCTCCTCGGTCTTCGCCCTCGTCTCCTCAGCTCTTGCCAGCGTGAGCACCGTGTCGGCTTGTGCCTTTGTAGCGAGCGCATTTGCCCTTTGCGCCTCTGCTGCGAAGTACTGCGCTTGAACGTCCGGCTGGGCGTTCTGGGCCTCGGCAAGGAGCTCCTGAGCCTCTTGCTCGGTGGGTTTAACCGCCCCCATCTTGAGCAGCTTCTTGCGAAAGTACGTCCGCACGTCCCCAAGACCTTCGCCTTCCATGTTCATCATCGCCATCGACGAGAGCACGTTCATCGTCTCAGGGTCTTGCGTCACCGCCATCATCGAGAGCAGCGCCTGCACCGTCGCCTGTTTCTTCGTCGTTGAAGACGGCCCCACGTCCACCGCCACATCGAACTCAGCTTCCGAGAGGTCGTTGTCGTACTCAAGCTCACCGCTCTCAGGGTTTATCACCGGCGTCATGAGCTCAATCTCGTCCTGCTGGCCGTTGGCGGTCACTACCTTCATCTTGCGCTTATCTTCGACGAACACGTCTTTGGCCATGGACAACCAAATCTCGCCCACGCGCTTAATGGCTTTCGCCATGTTCGACACGTAGATGTAGCTCTGCATATCGAGCCGCTGCATCACCAAGTCCACCGCCTTGCTCGTCACGTGCGAAACCATCTTGTCCCCGTTGCCTTGGCTCCCAAGGAGCTGCTGCATATCGATGTCCGTAACCCCCAACAACGCCGCCATCGCAGGGGGTACCTGCGGGGCTTTTGTGTACGCCAAGGGAGGTGCCGGTTGCACCGCGCCTTGCGCGTCCGTAATCCCGTTCACCAGCAGGTACGGGTAGTTCTTGAGGTTATCTTCCGCCCACATCACCTGATGCCCCGCTACCTGTTCAGGCATGAAAATGGGCTTCTCCATGGACGAGAGCGCCGAAATCTCTGCGAGCTTAGAGAGCTGCATGTTCTTTAGGCGCTGCATGTCTTTCGCCAGCCGAACGTGCCCCATGCACCGCTCCACGTTGTCCACAAACCACCGCTTCCCGTACACCGGCACAATCGGGATGCACTTCCCAGCAATGTACCCGCAGTCCTCAAGGATTTTGCCCCCAGACATAATCCACTTGTGCACCTTCTTCTGCTT